GATTCGCCAACGCTTTTCGCGCATTCGTGAACGCGGTTAAATCTGACGCAAATGGCGTGGTTCCAGCCGTTCCCGCATACCCATAAATCCCGGTGTACTTGCCCCAAATATAGCTATCGACGTTGTTAGCAAGTGCCCGGATCGCCTCGGATGCCTGCATAGGAATCGTCCCATCCATGACCTCCATCCGCTCCTTATCCGTCAGATAAAACGGAGCCTCATACCATTGATCCAGAGCAATGCTGACCTTAGTTGGCGCAGAATCCGCATTGGCTGGTGGCGTGATCGCCGGACTGACCGCCGTGGCGGTGATCGAGCTGGGAATCGGCACGTCGATCGTGCTGCCTTGCTCGCCTGCCATCTCATCGTACGCCCGATTGACCACCCGAGGCATCACCACCTGCTCCCGCAGCGCCATCAACCCCTGGGCCAGCAACTTCGGAATCACTTGCGTCCACGTATTTGCCACTGTTTTTCTCCTCTAAAATATCAAACCATTCCCACCGGGAGATTCCTGTGGCACCGCCACACAATCACACCTATAAACCACCGAAAAATGGCCCCCTCGCACCGCGACTGGACCGAAACACCACCACCCCGTACACATTGGTAGCATACCCACCAACACACCGCAACCTCACGGATTAGCCGTGCGGGTAACACGCACCTTCCCGCTGGCAATCGCCTCCAGATTCCGCGCAAATTGTCGCCCAGATGGATCTTGCAATTCCCCGGATTCCATCCGTGCCTCTGGCCCCGCCATCTCCTGATCCCCGGTCGAAATAGACGGCTGGAACAAATGCGATCCGCCCCCACGTTGTAAACCCTGGATCCATTCCTCCAACCGATACGGCTGATCTGGCTTCGACGGACTAAACCGCGTGATCCCATCCTCCACGATCGACGCCTGCCCATCATGCAAGGCAAATCCCGCCGCGACCGCCCGCCCCAGCACATCATCCACCGCCTCCGCCCGCACGCCAGAATCCAGCGCCGCCTTCCCGACCAAACTCTTAAACCGCGCCCCATCCAGCTCCGCCTGCGCCTCAATTTCCCGCCGTCTGGATTCATCCAGCTGCTCCTGGATCGGATCCACTGCTGCCCGTACTGCGGACTGAATCTGCGCACTCAGATCGTCATTCGTCACCACCCGCGCATGCCGTTTGTCTAGCTTCTGCCGCTCCCCCACCATCTCCTGGTACAGTGCTGGATCCACCCCGCTATACCGCTGCGTGACCGTCTCCAGCTGATCGGCGATCGTGCTTTTTTCTTTCATTAGCCCAACATTCGTTTCCCGAAACTCCGACACCTTCGATCCCAGCTCCGCCTCCCGCCGTGTCTGCCCCTCGATCGAAAGATACCAATGCCCATCCACTTCCACGTACGACTCACGCAACGCCTCCGGCACTGCCTCCAGCTCCTCCGCCGTGTCAATCACTGCTTTTAATGCCATGCCCACCTCCAACACAAAAAACCACCATCAATACTTTACCGTGGGATCAAACTCTACCGGATCCGCATACACAATCCGCCCTCCCAACCGCTTCACCACATACGCCGCCAGTGAACGATCCACATCCGGATTCGACGGACCTTTCGGAGTGGGATCCATGCGTGACAATAAATCACACATCTCCCATAGCCACCTGCTTTTCGACACCCACACCCCTAGATCAATTTCCGCAACATCGCCATATACCTCGATCCGCACCATCCCCGCCCCCCGTGATAATCACTTTAACGATCCCCACTTCTCCCAATCTGGTTTCTTTGCCACACCCTCCGCCACGGCACTGGCTGGTGTTTTTGATCGCAATTCATACAACCGCCGCGTCAACTGCCCGCCCCCGTTCGCCTTTTTTTGTATTTCATCCCATTTAAAACCCTTTCGATCCAGCGTAGCCACAAATCTCTCCTGCATCCACTTCCTTCGCCCCGTCGCATCCTTTGATGGCGTATTGTGTAACTCAAACTGATCCCCCAGTGTTAACGTAAACCGTGATGATGCCCCCGTATGCTTCCGCCTGACCACACGCTCAAACACGAAATCGAACAATTGCGGCTCCCGCTGCGCCATTTTTACCGGATCTTCAAACATATGCTGCAATCCCACCGTCACAACCTCGGTGGCATCCTGCCAACCATCCCGCTCCGTGTACACCATGTTTGGCTTTGATGGGTGTGGTGTAAGGGGTTTTGCTGCAAAAGCATTAAACTCCCCGCTTGATCCCCTTGATCCGTACGGTTTGAAGGTATAGATTTCCGTCGAGGCGTCCCCGTCCCTGTATCCCCTTTCAGATTTTTCATAATTGGGATTCCCCGTCATCGATTTTGCGCCCAACCATGTCGTTTTCTCCCCCTCCGTCACGCCGTCACGCCAACTGATCGCCTCCGCCAATAACCCCGGATTTGCCTGCTCCACCGTGTGCCCCATTTCATGCACCGTGCTGGACTGGAACCCGTTGCGCCCGAATCCATCCGTATCGTATGTCCCAGTGAAATCCAACTTGACCATATACTGGCGATCTCGCTCAGTTAACATATGCGCACGCAGGCTCTGCTTTTTTTTGGGTGCCGTCGTTTTTACGAACTCCATATCAATGAGTGATGCCTGCTTTACCACCACACCGTGGCCTGCTTCCCCCTCGATTGTGGTCGTATATAACTCATCATCAATCATCCGCAGAAATGACGATTGCCCCTGCTCCAACGCCTGCCGCGCCTCATCGGACACCTTCACATTCGGAGCCACCCTGGATGCAATCATGGCATTCGGTTTTTTGTTATAGACAAACCGTTCCAGTACACGCTCCCCCCATTGACGCCTGAGCGATTCCAAATGCGCCCGCGAGGATTCCTTCTCCTTCACCAAATCAACATACGTCCACGATTCCCCCCCCTTCACCCTGGGCGGAATCACTTTCTTTTTTACCGCCTCGATCTCATCATCAAATAATTTATTTGTTCTTCGTAGTTCCGCCCGCTCCATCTCCTTCGCCCACCCACGCGATCGAACAGACCTGCGTGCGGTTTTCCGTTGCCGTTCCAGGCTTTTTAGCCTCGCTTCAATTATCTCCACCTGTATATTAAAACCAGCCACACGCTTAACCCGCGCCTGGGCACCCACTAGCGCCTCCGACAGCTCCCGCATCCGCTCATCGGTTTGTGAGAATTTCAGAATCTCCGCCCGCGCCTCAGCCCCATCCGTAATCAGATCCGCCGTGGTGGGTGGCAGTGTTTGGCGTTTGCTGATCTTCGGCTTCGGTGGCTTTACTGGCACCACTGGATTCGGTGGTGGTGGTGGCGGTGGCTTCACCACGACCGCCGCCCCATCACGCTTTTTCAATCCGACCGTACACCGGCACAACGGATGGAGTGGTGGCACAGTGATCGTGGCCTCCGCGACCTCCCCGACCGCAACCCGATCAAACTCCCCCAGCACATCCACGCGCTGCGTGCCCATCTCCCGGCACAACTTACACAGCCGATCGTCTGGCGTCACGATCCAGGTTTTGATCAGCCCCGTCGCATCCAGCTGCCCCCGTTCCACCGCCTGCTGCCACAGCAGCTGCTGCCCCATATTGGTGGCCCGCATGGATTCCGTTCTCGCAATCGCCTCAGCGCGTAGGGACCGATACCGCTCACGCCGCTTTGCGACCGCCGCATCCACCCGCGCTGCTGATAGCCCCTGCTTCTCTAACTGCCCGCGATAATTGACCAGCGCCCGCTGCTGCCGAGTATTGATCCCAAAGGATCCCCGCACCCGATCCGCGATCTTCCGCGACGGTAGCCCCTCCCGCATCGCCCCACGGATCAACCCACGCAGCATCTGCCGCTGATCCGTGGTGATATTTTCGACAAGGTTGAAGGTGTGCCGTTCCGCGAATCGGATCGCCAGCGGATTCTTCGCATCCAGCTTCACATTCCGCGCCACGTCCCCGATCGCCGCCCCCTTAACGATCGCCTCCTGCACCAGCCCGCCCACCTTCTGCCGGTAGACATCACTCCCCGATGTCCAGGCAGACATGGCAACCTTGAGCCAGCCACCGGAATCTTTCGGCTTCGCCCCCGGAAACCGCTTGCGCCCAGCAATCAGCCGATCCGCGACCAGCACTGACTCCGTGAAGGCACGCTCAAAAAACACCGCTGACTTGTCCGCGACCCGATGCAATTGCTCCCAGTCAGCCATGCGTTATGCCCACCGCTGCAAATTCCGCCGCCCATCCTCCGTGAGACAGCCCCCGCACACAAACCCGATGAAATCCGAGAACCCCTGCCCGTGGATGTAGTAACTCAGGATCCGCCGTCCCGTCAGCCGCCGCTCCCGCGCAAACTCGATCGCCCCCTGACAGACCAGACACCGCTGCCCCGATCCATCACTGGATGCTGTGATCTCCGGATAAATCTCGATCGCCTCCTGCCACTGATCGATCACCTCCGGAGATAACACAGCCACCCAGTTACGCATGGATTACCCGTCGCCGTGCGCTGCGGCTTTCTTGTCCTTGATCACATTCTGTAGCGACACCACCGCCTTAATGACATTCCTGGTGGCGTCATTCACCAGCGCATCATTCAAAATATCTTTATTGGCTCCCGCCTCCACCGTCTTCAAAATGCTGTCCACCATGACCACTGCGGCATTTTCTTTTTCTGGCCCCTTCCCCTTCACGAATCGTTCTACGGATTCGATCGAGGTTAAGATCAACGGAAACAACCGCAACCCGATATCCAAAAATCCCATATACCTGCTCCTTTTTTTGTCTATTTATCGCCGCCCGATTCCTCACCCACAAATTCCATCGGGTAATATTTCGCCAGATACGCCTCCGCCAACTCATCCGCCGTGATCGGCTTCAGAAAGAAATTGATCGGCACACCTGCATCCCCCGCGATCGCTTTTTTAACGTAGTCCTCCAGCGCCGTCATCAGCGAATTGGTATCGATCACTTTGTTGTTTTTGTCGTCATACGCGCCCAGACTGGACACCGTATTTTTCACGTACTCATTATTCAGCGTGATAAATTGCTGTCCCGTTTTGGCTGAGTCCGCCCCCGCCATCATGGTATTGACGGAGCTATCCGACGATCCCTGAATCGCCGCCAGCTGATCCATGACCTTCTCCGGATCCGGCTGCAACCGCTCCACCGTTGTTTCGATCGTATTCGACGCGATCGATGGAATGATCCCCATCGCCACCACGCTGCAATGCGCCTCCAGATCCGAGGTACTCAGCAGATCCTTGGCTGTCTCCGCGTACGATTGACTGACCCCAAACTCCCCTGAGATATTCGCCAAGAACAAATTCTTTTTCATCCCAACAGACAGCGATGATGCCAGGGACTTTGCGGATTGTGATGACTCACTCTGCTCCCGCTTCAGGATATGCACCAACCCCACAAAACTCGATCCGTACGTGGCCCCTGACAATAAATGCAGCCGCTCCGTGTCCTTCTCCGCGCCAGACTTGATCGCCGCCTCCAGTGACTTCCGATCGTCCCGCACGATCTTCTTGTCCGGAAATGTGACGTTCCAGGCTCGCAGCCCCTTCTCCACATCCAGCACATATGGTGCGAACACCTGCGCCTGCTTGTGCGTGCAGTTCGCGGTGATCACGATCGTGCCTTCCATATCGTGGTGCTTGTTTTGCTCCTCCACCACCTTCTTCACGTCGCCGCCCATTTTCGTGCTGACTGTCGGTGACAGGAACCCCGAACACTGCGCACTGACATAACTGGCGATAGCGCTGGAACTGGATCCCGCCCCCTCCTGATTCGACTCTGCCCGGAAGTACTGCGCATCCATAACCATCGAATCCGACGATAACGGCAACTTTTTGATCTCACTGGCGTTGTAATCGATCGGGGATTCGACCGTAGAAGAAATCTGCTGCTGTCCCCCCTTCCCAACCTGCCGCGCTGCTGCGATCTTCGGCTGGGCTGCGATCGTGGCCTTTGCCAGCTCCGCCGCCGCCGTCAGCATGTCCGCCTTGAGCTGATCGATCTCTTTGGTTAGCTCCCCAAATTCCGCAGAGGTAGTATCCACGCCCATGTTGATCATTTCCTGCGTGGTCATATCCAGGGACCGCTTCGACAGAATCAACTCATTCAGTGTGCGCTGCGCCTCATCAATGGGTGCCTTCGCTGCCGCCTCCTGCTCCAGCCTCGCGATCTTCTCCAGCTCCACGATGTTCCCCAGCACCAGACTGGGATCAAATGGTATCGATGTCGGCACCTACTGCTCCTCCTGCTTGTCCAGATTAACGAGTGCAGAGCCTGGATCCCCCAGCCCCGCGTTGATTAACTCCTGCTCCGCTGGTAACGTCCGCCCCGGCTCAATCAGCTCCCCCTGCTGCATATTCCAAAACAGCGTATCGTGACTGATCGCCCCAGCCTGCCACGCTGCTACCATCGCCTGGAAATCCTGCGCCGGTAGCCGTGTGTCAAAATAATCCTTATTCAGCGCAAACCCCACCAGCTCCGATGTGTCATCCACGCCTGCCCACCATGCGTGCATTTTCATCAGCTGCATAATGCCCATGTCAAATGTCAGCGCCAGCGTGGACAGCACGGAATACTCCGCCGCTGACCGTATCCGCAGCGCCTCCGCCGTCTCCGCTGCACGTTTCTGTGGCTCAATAATCCGCGCCCCTAGCGCTGCCATCCGTTCCTGCTTCGCTGCCATCAACCGCTCCAGCGATCCCAACCCATCCCCGGTGTACTCGAGCATTCCCGCCCTGGACCCCGGCTCCGGCAACACCCACGCCGTGGAACTCCCGATCGGCAGCGATTCCCCCACCTCCACGCCCGACACCCACGGCGTGGGAAGCGAAGTCATATGTGCTCCATGCTCATGATCTGCGCTGGTACGGTAGTGGCTTAAATTCACATCCACCAGATCCAATAGGGGCGGTTTCTGGATCTCGCTCCCGAGTGCTGATGGCCCAAAAAACTGGAACGGAATAAACCGCAGCGGCTTCCCCCGTCTCAACGGCACAAACGGCTCCCCCTGCGGCTCCCATGCGCCCTGCTTCACGGATCCGCGTGCATCCCGCGCCTCCCGATACCGCTGGATCGTATAGATCGGATCCCCCGTCTCCGCACCCACTAGCTCCAGCACACGGCACTGATGCACCGCCGCATCCACCCAGGGATCATCTGGATCCGGCTCCTGTACCTGCTCCAAAAAGACCACCCGCGCCAAACGCTCCTGCCCCCCCATGACTACCGTTTTCCAGCTCACGATGTCCTCGGCTCGGCGTGGTACCCAGTACGGTCGTGGTGTGGTCATCCCCGGCGGTGGCACATCGGTCATCTCTACCTGGACGCCCCAGCGCCCCAGCAACAGCGTTTCCTGAAATCCCTGCAACGCCAGCGCCTCCAACGGCTTCGCCGTCAGCGTTACATCGTCCAGATCCGGCAATAACTGATCTGGAAATCGCACAGTGGGGCGCGTACGGAACACGCAGCCCAATAGCCCCATGACTGTCCTGGCTGTGGCGTTATAAAATTCTGCCCGTAGCAAGTAATTCTTATACGCACGTTCATCGATTTCCGGCAGGTATTTTGTCCCCTGCTCCTTCACGGCATCGGACCCGTCAAAACAGTCGCGGCACCGCCCCCATTTTTCCAGCGCCCGTGTGTACTCTGCACGTGGTGTGTTGACTGGCATCTGCTCCCCCCGTATACTAGCCCCGCTCTACCAGCAGGATCGTGCTGGGTCTGCCTTGCCGGTTGCGGGTACGCCAACCCCCGCCAACCATCGCAGGCACCCACCCGCATCATCCTGACTTTCCCTCAATGCGTGGGGAGTGTTCTTGCCGGTCACTCCTCACGCTCCTCCCCTGCGACAATCACATCCCCCGCCGCCGCCCGCTCCGCCGCTGTCCGATCTAGCCCCCCCTCAAACTCCCGGATGGCTGCACGCTCCTCCACCATCTCCCGATCCGCGTCTGATAACCGCGCCGCGCCCGCCGTGAATGACGGATTCAGAAACCCATTGATCCGATCCCGTCGCCACTGATCACAGTCAGCGCACCACTGCATCCGGTTCTCCGGCTCCGCTTCACGCTGCCCGCATCTTGCACAGAGTGCCATACTTATCCCCCCGTCGTCACGACCAACCGCGCCTGCTTCCGCCGTGTCACGACCGCCTCAAACGCGCCCGCCACTGCATCCGCCTGATCGTCATGCTTCGCCTGTGGCACCACCATCAACTCCTCAAGAAATGCCTGATTCCACGGTCCCCGCACCACGCAAACATTCCCCGCTTCCGCCTGCGCCGCCAGTGGTCTCCACCGCGTCACCTTTGATCCCGATGGAATCACCCCGGCATAATCAAAGCCCGCCAGCAATCGTGTCCGTGCTGCGATCACACTTTTCCCGCTTGCCCCCGGCTCCTGCTCCTCCCGCACCCGCACCGCCCGCCCATCCAGCTGTGCTGATTGCGTAATAATCTGATCAACCCCATGCGGTGACCAGCGCCCCCGCACCACATCCTCCACGTACACCATCCCATCGGCAAACCGTGACACCCTCACGCCCACGGTGTAATCCGGATCCTTCCCTGGCTCCGCTTCCGTCGCTGCACAATCCCAAAATCGAGTACTCGCCACCCGCCCCTGCACCGGTAACGCCTCAACCACCTTGAACCACTCACGACGAAACAACACCCCGTCATCCGGCTGCGGATTCTGATTGTCTTGCGTTTCAAAAATCCGCCCGCGCACGCGCTTTTCCTCCGCGACCTCCTCCCGCCCCTTCCGCTCTGGGCAGAGCAACTCCCCCGGCTCCGTGCGTGGATCGCGGAATCCCAGCGCCGTCACCGTGGATCGCTTTGGATCGTATTCTGTCGGCAGCATCAGCACCTCATACCCAAACGCCTCCTGCATATGTGACGCCAGATCATCCTGGTGGCCGCGCTGCATAATACAGATCCGGCACCCAGTCCGTGGATCGTTCAATCGACTGTGCCAGACTCTGGTATAAAAGTTATACACCGCCGATCGTGATGCCTCCGAGTGAATATCATTCAAATTGTGTGGATCATCCAGGATCAGATAATCCGCCCCGTGCCCCGTGACCGTCCCCCCCACAGATGTCGAAATACGGTACCCGCGTTTAGTGTTTTCGTAATGTGTTTTGACATTTTGATCTGTGGTGAGCGCGTACCGACCCCCCCAGCGTTCACGGTACCACTCCGATTCAATCAGCCGACGGCTCAGCACGGCATGCTCCACGCTCAGCCCTGCGGAATATGAGGCATACATAAACCGCGCACCAGGATCCGCGATCCACGTCCACGGGTTGAGGCAGACCGATGCCGCCAAACTTTTCGTGTGGCGTGGCGGAATCAAGATCAATAGATTTCGGATCCCTCCTTGCACCACCGCCTCCAGATGATCACAGACCGCCCCGACATGCCAGCCGCTCACAAACATAGACCCCGGCTCAACCACCGCCCACGCCTGCTCTAAAAACTTATATAACCGCCGCTCCGCCAGCGCCCGCTTAACGCTGTGCCATTCGCTTGCGTGCTGCATCATGGATCGATTCCAGCGCCTCCAGCTCCGCTGTGGTTAGATGGGCCAGCGGTGGCTCCTCCGCTGCTCGATCCCCAACCACCTCCCCCACATCCCCCGCCTCCCCAAGTGCCTGCCGCTCTACCTTCACACCTACCTCCAGCAGCCGTGCGGCTGATGCCAGCGACATCCGCGACAGCTCCCGTTCCCGGATCCGCATCGCCTCGGCATACCCTGGATCCTTTGGGTCAATTTTAGGGATCACCTTTTTCAGCTTTGCCACAACTGTGCCCGTTAAGACCTGCCCCAGCTCCGCGTGGCGTTCATTCATTTCCACCACCGCCCGCAGCTGCTCCTCCCGCACCGCCCGATCTTCCGCATCGTCAGACGCCTGGACGCGCCGCACCCAGTCCCAATGCCGACTCCAGCGGTTGATCAGATTCACGGATTTACCCAACGCACGCCCCACTTTTGCGTGACTACGCTGCGCACCCATCCGCTGATACTCCCGGAACGCCGCAAATGCTTTCTGGCTTTCCATGTGCTGCCGTTCCCACGGCTCCCGCACCGACGCCGCCCGTGCGATCTCTAACGCCTGCACCTGCTCTTTTCGATCCACAGAGTCCCCCTATGG